CTGGCGAGATAGGCCTCGGTCGCCTCGTTGGCGGCCGAGGGGGTGACGCAGGAGAGCGCCAGCGCGCCGGCGAGAGCCAGCGGAGGGAGGTGTCGCATGGGGAGGGGCTTTCGATGTCGGGCCGCGGCAAGGCGCGGCGAGGGTCGGGCGCTGTCAGGGAGCGGCGGCGATCACCGCAGCGCGGCGAAACGGAAAAAGCTGTCGATGGTCTCGGTGGTCTCGCCGAGCGCCGTCATCAGCCCCACGAGCAGCGTGTTGCCGCGGGCATAGGAGCCGGCCGCGAAGTCGATCCGGGCGAAGGTCTGATCCGGCTCGGAAAGCGCCGAAAGCTCCGCTTCGATCATCGCGGGCGGCGTCGCCGTCGCCGTCATGGCGACCGCCTCGGCGCCCGTAATCATGCCGCGCGCGAACATCTCGGCGGCGCACTGCCGACGCGTGATCGACGCGGGGATCGGGTCGGGCTCGGCGGACGTCGGCGCGGCGGGCACCGCCTCGACCACCCACGCGCCGTCGATCAGTCTCGCGACCTCCCCGTCTCCGACCTGCGGCGGAGGCTCTTCCGAACATCCGCCGGGGATCAGCCAGGCGCCGGGCTCGAGCGGGCTTTCATCGGCAAGCACCTCGCCGACGAACAGGCCGGCGGCGTTGGTCTGATAGACGATCTTCATCACGGTCATCCTCAGTATTTGATGCAGGCCAGCAGCGCGACGTTGCGCGGGCGCGTCTCGGTTCCGCCGGTCGAGGACGTGGCATAGGTGCCGCCCGACGCCGGACCCGCGGCGGTCGTGAATCCACTCGCCTGCGCGCCGCCTCCGATCGAGCCGGCCATGTAGTGGGTGTGGGCCTTGATCTCGTCGGCCTGAGACGAGCCGAGAGCGCGACCGCTGTCGATGCCACGGCCGTCATCCCAACCGCGCGGGAACTCCGCACGAAACTCCGGAAGGCCGAAGGTCGTCGACCCATCGCCGGCGCCGTACGTGGTGCCGATCGCAGCGAAGAGGTCGGCATAGGCCGTGCGAGAAGCGAGCGCGCCGTTGGCCTTGAGATACCCGGCCGGCGCGGTACTCTGAGTGACATAGATAATGCTGCCGACCGGCACTCCGGCCGCGCTGCCGCTGGCGCCGATGGTGCCGTAGCCGATCCAGGTCCCGGGGGTGCCGGCTGCGGTGCAAATCCATCCGACATAGCCACCTGACGACGGGGCGGTGTTGATGACCTTATCGCCGATGCGCCAGGTTCCGGTCGTCGGCGCGGCCGTGCCGTAAGCGGTCGTGTTCATCGCCGAACCGTTGGTCGCGTTGACGCGGAAAACGGTGGTGAACCCGGTGAAGGTGTTGTCGCTTGCGAAAATCTGTCCGCCCGACCCGTCCTGCTCATAGATGCCGTACTGCGCGTAGGACGACGACGTCTGCGTCGCGCTGTTGTTACGGAACCGCAGCCCGGAGCACCCGGCGTAGATGTTTGCCCAGGTATAGCCGGCGCCGGACTTGCCGACATCCTGAGTGATGTTGGCAAAGATGTCACAGTTCGTCGTCGAGGTGAACGAGAACGCTCCGGACAACGTATTGTAGATATGGTTCGAGAAGATCGACAGCCGTGAACAGTTGACGAAGTTGAATGCGGTGCCGGCCGCGTCCGGTACGGTTTCACCCACGCCGACCGTGTTGACGAAATTGCCGAAGATGACGGCCTCGTCGACACCATTCCAAGTGCAGAACTGCGCCGAGCTGTAGGTCGAGTATCCCGTGAGGTGATTGCCGGATACGATGATCTTCCCGACGTTTCGTGCCGACGAATACTTGTAGGCATAGATAGCAACGCCGACGCCACAGAATTCGTTGTTGCTGATGACGACGTCGCGGATGTTCTTGGTCGACCCGGTACCGTCCAAAAGAACGCCCTTCGCGGTTCCGCTCGTATCCTCTTCGGAAATCGTGTTGTTGAGTATTCTGAGGTTGCCGGACCAGCCGGCGGCATTGACGCCTGCCAGGGTCGGGTAGAGGTCGCACCCGTCGATGACGGTGTCGCCACCGCCGTATCCGACCGAGCCGGACGCGAGACCGAGACCGATGCAGGTCGGCGCGCGACAATAGATGCCCTCGAACCGGGTCACGCCGTAGCCCTGCACCGAGTAGCCCGTGCCGGTCACGCCATAGACCGCGGTGCGGTCGGTGAAGACGACGCCGATCGTCCACTCGACGAGAAAGCCGATCGAGGCGAGGCCGTTGCCGTTGAGGCGGACGCCGCTGACGACACTGTCGTAAGGCGCCGGGTCCGAATCCGTCGCGTCGTAGGTGAACTTGATCATGTGCGCCATCGACGCGCCCGCGATGATTTCGCAGCCGTCGAAGTCGAAATTGACGCGGCGGATGTCGCCCTGCCTCGGATACGTCGCCGCCGCGGCCAGATCGACCGACGTCGGCGAACAGGTCAGAGGCGAGTTGATCTTGTACTTGCGATTGCGCGCGTAGATCGTTCCGCCGACCGCAGCGCACGCCGTGATGCACTGCTGGAGCGGACCGGCATCGTTGGCGTCACCATTGCCTACCGCCTCGAAATCCTCGGGGTAGAAGATGTTCGAGAACCGCGCGCCGGCCGCCGTCACCTGGGCCTGAAGCTTGCCCATGGCCGAAAGAACGGTGTCGGTCTCGGTAATGGCGGCGATCGTGGACGTCGACACGCCGGACAGCGCCGTCGCCCTGACACGCGATTCGGTGAAGTACTTGTTCTCCGATCCCTCTGTCACCTCGTCGGTCGTCGATGACGCCCCGACGAATGTGGTTACGCCGGTCGTTCCATCGATGGTCAGCACGTCCAGCCACGACGTGCCGGACTTCCGCTGGAAACGGAACGTTCCGAACGCTCCGCCCGAAATGCCGAACCGCCACTTGTCCTCGGTCGGCGTGCCGAAGGTGTACCAGAGATCGCCGTCGACGGTCACGAGCGAGATCGACTGATCGGAACCGTCGAGATCGAAGGCGCGCGTCAGCAGCCGCAGGAGCTGCGACAAGAGGTCGACGACGTCTCCCGATTCGATCCGGTTGACGATGCGGTAGGCGACGCCCGACAGCGCAACCGGCGACGGCGCCTCCAGGACGATCGCCGTTTCGGACGTGACCGACTTGACGGGGATCGGCACCGGCAGACCGACGGCGTAGAGCAGCGCGCCGGGGAGGATCGCGGCGGAGGCCCAGGCTGTCCCGGTGCCGGTCAAGGCGGTAGCGCCCGCCGACACCGTCACGGTGCCGGTCGCGTAGGTCGAGGCCATGAGGGGTCTCCTATTCGTAATCGAAGATGACGGCCCAGGCCCAGCCGGCGAAGCCGTGAAGCGTGGTCGCCGACGAGCCGTAGAGCCAGTTCGTCAGGTCGATGCGATCGTTTCGGCGGATGATGTCGGTACCTGATTGGGCAGCGATATAGCCGCCGTAGTTCAGAGCCCACTCGATCGGCGAGTAGGACTCGTTTCCGGACTGGAGGCCGGAGACCATGAAATAGGGACCGCTTGCCGAGGGATAGGTCGGCGACAGGAAGACGGTCGACATCGGCGGATGCGAGAAGGTCTTTCCGTAGTAAAGGCTCGTCGTTCCGCCGATCGCCGAGTTGAGCGACACGGGCGACGTCTTGCGCAGCAGCGGAATGGATCGGTTCGTTGCCGAAAACGACTTTTCGGAGAAGAGCGCCGTCGTCACGTCGATCCCGGCCTTGGAGATCTCGACGCCATCCGGCCTCAGCCGTGCGCGACGAACGGTCATGCGTCGGGCTCCAGAATGTCGTAGGCAGGCAGCGGGTACCCCGTCGTGCGGCGCGGGACCTTGTAGAGCCGGATCGTCACGATGCCGCCCGGGTTGATGATGGCGGGCGACGAGAAGGTCTCGAGCGTGTGTCTCACCAGATAAAACCCGGTCTGCGTCTGGCCGAAAACCTTGGTCGAAACGGGCTTGGCCACGACGTTGAGCCAATTGCCGGCGGCGTAGCTGAACGTCGTCGAATTGTTGTCGATCGTGACCGTCGGGATGAACCCGAGATCGGGATGGTCGATCCGGCGGACGACGCGAACGAGAGACGAACGTATCACCTGAGGAAAGGTGATGCGGCGCTCGTGAGCGACCTGGAAGAAGTTCTTGTTCGGCGAGAAGATCATGTCGTTTTCGGCCGCGGTCGCAAGGTCGACGCCCGGCTTCGACATGTAGAGACCGAAGACGCCGCCGACCCGACACACGCCGACACGACGCACGGTCATAGCGCCGGCATCCCGAAAATGACGTACTGCAACGATCGGGCCGGGCGAGTCACGTTGTTGTAGAGGTTGCCTTGCGCGACGGCGAGCGTCGTCCGGTTGACCGCGGTGTGAAGCACGTTGGGAACGATCGATTCCGTCCCGGGGATCGGCGAGGCGTCGAGGTCGTATCCCCATCGCGCGTCCGATGTCGGGCCGAAGATCCCGTTGTGATCGAAAACCATCGGGATCGGCACGTAACCCGGGTCGGCCCATGTCGCGAGCGTCCAGAACGTCCAGGAGCCGACGGTGATGGTCGACGACGTCGACGGCGTTGCCACGCCCTCGGCGAGAATGACGGCCGCGGCCGGCCATGCGCTGTCGAACGCGATGTTGGCCGTGTTGGCGATCACGCTGTCATGAAACGTCGTCACCCCGTCGGCATCGGTCGTCGAGATCTCGACGCCTTGACGAGGGATGATCAGGCGCGGTTCGCCGTCGATCGTGCCCAAGAAGGTGCCGCCGCCGAAGCGGATGCCGAGGATCTCTTTCGTGACCATCACGGCCCCCAGATCACGATTTCGCCGCCACCGTCCAGACCGATGTCGATCGTATGTCGGACCTTGAGCGTGTCGATGAAGGTCGCGCCGCCGACGACCGAGAACGGCACGACCGACGTTCCGTCATCGCCCATGACGAGGAAGCGGCCGGCCTTGAACTTGATCTGCGAGTAGTTCGTTCCGCCGCTGGCGATCACCTCGAGCGTCATCGCGGCGGTAGCCGAGAAGGTGCCGCTGGTTGCCTTCAGCCACATCTCGTATCGGGCGAGCGCGCCGGTCTGATCGGCCGCGACGGCAAACTTGATGCCGCCCGAGGCCGAGGCTTCGCCAACTGTCGCCGACAGGGCGGAGATGTCCGCGGCGAGCGCACTGTCGGCCGAAGCGCGCGCGATCGCCTCCGTCGCGATGGCTGCGGCCACGCCTTCGCCGACGCCGGCTTCGACGATCGTGATGCGATCGGCAAGGGCCGTGTCCGCCGTCGCCCGCGCCGTCGCCTCTTCGGTGATCGCCGCACCAATATCGTTGGTGATCGCGGCCTCGACGGTGTCGACCCGCGACGCCAGTGCCGAGACGCCGGCCGTCCATTGCTCGGTGACCGTCGTCTGGACGCGGGCGCCGATCGACCAGGCGCGGCGCCGATCGCCGACCCGCAAGAGCTGCTCGCGCAGCATCGTCGCGCGGATGGCGTCGACGGTCGCCGGGAGCGAGGCAAGCTCGGCGGCGAGCGACGGGACGAGGTGGTCGGTATCGATCGAGGCGGTCGTCGTCGCCTGCAGCTCCGACGAGGCATTCAGCCCCGTCTTGCCGAAGCGATCGTAGAGCGCGACGCGGACGAGATGGATCGTGCCGGAGGTCAGCGGCACCGTCACCGACGAACCGGTGACGTCGGCGGCCGGCGCCAGGGCGGTGATGTCGGCGCCGGGGGTATCGTAGACCCAGACGAGCGCGCCGACGGCATCGAGATCGGCCGACGGCTCCCAGGAGATCGTCGCGCCGTCGTAGCTCGCGACGACGGTCGGCGACGGCGCGGCCGGCGGCGGGTTGGTGACCGAGATCAGCGCCGGCGACGAGGTGCGGCCGAAGACGTCCGTCACCGCGACGGCAAAGGTCAGCGCCCGCTGCGGGCCGAGACCATGCGCGGCGGCATCGGCCATGTGGGTCGCGAGATCGTAGGTATAGCCGTCGCCGATCGCTCGGTGCGATCCGATGACGGTGCCGGAGGCCGTGCGCACCTCGACCGTCGCGTGATCGTAGAACGGGTTCGCCAGCGTCGGCGTGCCCGTCATGTCGGGGAAGATCGTCGCCCAGGCCAGCATCACGTCGGGGCCGGTGAAGACCGTCGACGAGGCGCCGGCGACCAGCACCAGATTGGAGACGAAGGGCTGCGTCGTGCCGACCCAGCCGACCACGGTCGCCGTCACCGTCACCGGTGGCGCCGACTTGCCGTCGAGGGCGGAGATCGCCGTCACTTCGACGGTCCAGTCGCCGGCGGTGACGCCGTCGATCTCGTAGGACGTGACGGCCATTTCGCCGAGGTCGACCGTCGCGGCGGGCGAGAAGATGCGGACGCGATAGCCGCGCGCCGCGCCGACCGCCGGCGCCGTCCACGAGGCGAGAAGGCGCGAGCGGGCAACGCCGTCGACGACGGCGCGGTTTTCGACCAGCGCGAGATTGCGCGCCGAGGTCGTCGACAGCGGCAGCTTGGTATAGACGCGCGGGGTCAGGACGACGCCGGCATCGACCCGCGCCCACTTGTCGGGATCGTGCTTCAGCGCATGGATCTCGAAGACGTGCTTTTCGGGCTCGGCGACCGCGACGACGCGCACCGGGATCGGCGCGAGGTCGGACGAGGTCAGAACCCAGACCGCGCCGACGTCGGGCAGCGCCGGAAGCGCGGCGGCGAGCGACAGCGTGTCGTGCGCACCGGGCGCCGTCGGCACCAGCGCCTCGGTCGCGAGCGTGCCGTCCGGCATGCGGATCGACAGCGAATAGGCACGGCCGGCCTCGATCGTGACCGGGCGATCAAGCGTGACGGCCGAGGTGGAGGCGACCGCGAGCAAGCGGCCCGACATATCGACGCCGGCGATGCGCGGATCCTGCACCGCGACGATGTCGCCCGGAACGACGCCCGGGTGACCGGACGAGACATAGGCATGGTCGAACGAGGCCCGGTAAGTCACCGTCTGGTCTTCGATCAGCTCGGTCTCGAGCGTCCACAGGCCGACCCGGCGCGCCATGCCGCGCGAGGTGCAGCCGACCGCGGCGACCTGTTTGACGCGGCGGCCATAGCGGGCGATGCCTTCGGCATCCTCGACGATCTCGACGGCCGGGCGGCCCTGGTCGTCGAGATCGGTCCACGTCACCTCGACGACGGTGTGACGGGCCTTCAGCGCCGTGCCGACCCATTCGAAGTCGCCGTCGACGACGTTCGCCGGCGTCGCCAGCACGACCGGATCGGACGGCATGTCGGCGACGGCGCGGACCATGCCGGATGACCAATAGGTCATGCCGCGGAAGGCCGAGGCGACGAGCTGGAGCACGTCGAAGGCCTCGCGCTGGGTGGTGATCGCGCCGTTGAAGGACAGTCGCGGCTCCTCTCCGCCGAAGCCGTCCGGCACCATCTCGTCGCACCAGCGGCCGATCTCGTAGAGATCCCATTTCACCGCCTCGAGCGCGGCGGCGTCGAGATCCCGGCCGAGGCCGAAGCGCTTCGATTCGAGGAGATCGTAGAGCGCCCAGGCCGGGTTCGAGTTTCTGCCCGGCACCAGCGTGCCGTCCCAGACGCCGGCATAGGTCCTGGCGGTCGCGTCGTAATTCGACGGGATCAGGCCGTCGATGCGGCGCACCCGGTAGGAGCGGCGCGGGATCGATGTGCCGAAGAGCGAGGCGTCGAAGTCGAGGCCGATCAGCGCCGTCCAGGGGTAGGACAGACGGTATTCGATGATCTCGGTGATCGACTGGAGGATGGTCTGGTTCTGGTTGGTGACGTCGGCCTGGTCCTGCGTGTCGTCGGGAATGCCGTCGTCGTTGCTGTCGTTCGAGTCGTTGGTCAGACGGGTGACGCGGATGTCCCAGGGGTGCGACGGTCCGCTCGTGTTGGTCGGCAGCGTGAAGCGGTAGGACCGGTCGTAGGGCGAGGTGCATTTGCCCGAGATCGTCACGTCGCCGAAGGGCGAGACCCAAGCGCCGCCGAAGGCGCGGACCTCGATGCGGAACGACACCGAATTGCCGCCGAGGCCCGACGACGACGAGGCCTGCCGACAGAGCGCGGGAATGCGGATCGTCACGCGCGCGGCGGTCGCCAGCGCATTCGTCACCGACTTGGTGACCGGGACATGCTTCTTGACCTCGGTGCCCCAGGACGTCTCGCTCTCGATCTCGGAAAAGCCGGGAAGAGCCGGCTGGTCGGCGACGCCGGCATTCATGGCCCAGGCGACGCCGCGGAAGTTCATGGCTCCGTCGGCCGCCTGCAACGGCACGTCGTCGAAGTAGATCGACTTGGCGCCGTCGACGAGCTCGATCTGACCATCGCCGAGGATGTCGAGGACGCGGGCGTGGGTGTTCGAGCGCAGCGTGTTGGGCGCCTCGCTGGCGCCTCCCTTGGACGTGCCGCCGCCGGAGCCGAAAACCCGTTCGATCGTCATCGCGTCACCCGATCGCCACGTCTTCGGCCGAGATGCCGCCGGAGGCGACGACGGAACCGATGATCGCCTCGCCCCATACCCACGGGATCGTCGCCCCCTCCTCGGCGACGTTGACCGACTGGCCAAAGAGCGTCGACTGGTCGCGCGCGCGCTTCTTCGGCTGCGTGGTCAAGAGCGACGAAGCGCCGGCGAGCGCCACCATCAGACCGAAGCCGGCGATGTTGCCGTAGGTCACGCCGCCGAAGACGGTGGCGCCCATGCCGCCCGCCGCCGCGGCCGGGGCCGCCCACCAGGCGACGGCGGCGATGGCGACGCCGGCTACCAGCTTGCCGACACCCGCCTCGCGCCCGCCGCCCGATCCGGCGATGACCGGCACGACGTGCAGGTCGCCGGAAAGGCGCATGCCGATCTCGTCCTCGCCGATCTCGCGGCCGGCGGCGATCGAGGCGCCGCGCACCAGCCGGAACGAGCGGGCGGCGACATAGGCACGGAACCCGCGCAGCTGCGCGCCGAGGGCGCGGAACGCCATCGGCAGCGTGTCGACGTCGAGACGGAAGGAGCCGCCGAAGATGTCGGCCATTTCGCCGTGCAGGTGGATCGTGCGGACGGTCATGCGCGACTCTCGTGCCTCAGCCAGTGGGTGACGTGGCGCTGCCAGCGCGACAGCGGATCGTGTTTCGACAGGCATCCGTGCGGGTGGTGCAGGATCAGCCCGCCACCGACGAAGACGCCGGCATGGTTCGGCACCGGGCTGTGGAGCTGCGCCAGGAAGCAATCGCCCGGCTTCAGGTCGTTCGGCGAGACGATCCGGAACCCGGCGGCGGCGAAGTGATCGCGGTAGAGGTCGCCGCCATGGCGCCACCAGCCGTCGTCGCGGATGTAGTCGGGCAGGTCGACGCCCTCGCCGCGCCACCAGTCGCGCACCAGCGCGTAGCAGTCCGTCACCCGGTGACGGAAGGTCCGGCCGACGAGCGGCGGCGGCTCGACGTCGCCGCCGAAGAAGAACGGATCGGCGACATGCACTTCGCCGCCTGCCGACATGGTCACGACGGCGATGCCGAAGGGCAGGCCGAGCGCTTCCTGCGAGATCTGGTCGGCGAGCGACGGCCAGTCGAGCGGGCGCGGAACGATCGCGCCCGCGGCATCGCGGGAATGGGTGTGCGAATGGAGGACGGCGAGGACACGACCGGCGGCGACGAAGTCGGCCTCGGCGATGCGGAAGTCGATCAGGGGATCGTCGGCGATGTTGCGCGCCGGGCGGTAGCCGTCGTCGGTCAGAAGGCCGCAGGCCTCCTCCGGCCAACGCGTGGCGGCGTCGCTGCGGAAGTCGGCGAGGGCGGCGAGATCGAACGTCACGACGATGCCCCCACCTTGTTGAGACCGACGCCCGGGAAGCCGCCGAAGGGCAGCACGGCACCGGTTCCGAAACGGGCGCGACAATCCGAGATCTTGCGGCCGCACACGTCCTTGGTCGGGTCGGTCGTCGCGACGCCGAGCGCGGTGAAGAACGTCGAGCCGGCCCACGGGCATTCGACGTCGGCATAGTCGAAGGCCGCTGCGGTCGCGCTCCAGCGGCGATAGGCCCAGGGGCAATAGTCGCGGACGACGGTGCGGCCGGGCAACATCCGCCCCTCGACGTCGGTTCCGGCGGAGAGACGCCATTCGATGACGGTCTTGTTCTGTTTGGTCTTCTGCTCGACGATGTGGATGTCGGGCGGAAACGAGGCTTCCGGATCGGCCTCGGGGCGGCCGTCGAGATAGCGTGCGAAGACGCGCAGGCGGGTCAGGCGGGCGCCGACGGCATCGCGGTGGGTGAGCACGGCGCCGGCGAGGAAGAGCGTCGCGTTCGACACCTTCAGCGTCGGCTGGGGGATCTGCCCCTGTCCGTTGACCTCGTAGCCCGAGACCTCGACGTCGGCCCCGACATAGTCGACGCCGGCGAAGGTGACGGTGTCGCCCGCCGCGATCGACGGCGAGAAGCACCAGCGCGCGGCGACGCCGATCGGATCGAGGTCGAGGATGAAGAGCTCGACGAGGGCGCCGGGCTCGAGCGACTGGACGGTCGCGGCGAGGGTCATGGGACGAAGGACTCCTCGAGCGTGATGGTCAGCGTGGTGACGCCGTAGTCCGGCGGCGTGCGGTTCCACTTCGGCGCCCGCCACTTCCGCGGGGCCGCGTCGCCGGGGATCTGGAACAGGAACGTCGTCGCGCCGGCCCAGGCGCGAAGCTGGTTGGCGACCGAGGCGGCGGCATCGATGGACACGCCCTCGCAGATCAGCGTCACGGCATCACGAACGGCGTTGATCCCGTCCGGGGAGACCATCGAGTAACCTTCGAACGGGGCGTGCCGCAGCCGCGCCTCGGTGTCGATCGCGGTGCCGACCGACGGTTCGCACCCGGCCGGAAGGACGAGGGTCGGGTGGGTCATACCTCGAAGTCCTTCTTCTTGAAGATGCCACCCGGTCGCATCTGGCGACGAGAGAAGTCGGCCATCCGCTCGTCGAGAACACGCTCGAATGCGCGGGTGACAGCGTCGACATGGGCGCGGTCCTGCGCCGGATTGCCGGACGAACCGCTCATGTTGACGGTGACGGAGGGGGCAAGATTGAGGATGTTGGAGATCGCTCCACCCTCGCCGCCGAAGGCCGTCGAAGGCACCGCATAGCTGTCGATGGCGCGCATCGGCACGACGGTCGACGGACCCATGATCAGCTCGGCACCCGCTTCGCCGGCGATGCCGAATCCGCCGGCCGGGATGGTGCCGCCGTCGGCATAGAAGCCGAAGAACTTGCCGAGGCCCGAGAAGAACCCGCCGCCGCCCGCCGCGCCGCCGCCGGCCGCCGCGCC